CACTAGCTGTTAGCATTATAAGTATATTCTCCAAAAACCACTATTGTATGTACCTTCGTATGCGTTGACCCATTGTGAACCATTCCATTTAAGTTTATCCATAGTAGTTGTGTTTGTTGTATGCTCGGTAGTACTAGTGTTACTGGCGTCAAAAGAGACACTCCATGTAGTACCATTATAGCTGATAATGTCGTTCTTCTTAGCAGATATAGTACCCCAAGAGCCGCCACTAGGTACGTCATTAAGTATAAGGTAACGGTCGCCAGACACAGCAGCAGTTAATGTTCCATCGCCTGGATAACTTGTTTGTGGATCAATTATAGCATCTACTGCCGTTTGTGAATCTGCGGTTATAGTACTATTATCTAATGTTACTGTTAATGTATCTATTGAACTGTCACCACTAAGTTTACCAATAATATCAGTAGTCATGTCTCCAGGATCGTCTGTTTGTTTAAATCTTATTTGACTAGTACCTTCTCTGAGTTCAGCACCGTATTGTTTAAAAATAGTATCCCATCTTAGCCCAGCTTCAACAGCACCAGTTTTATCTAGTATTTGTGCTGTTGCTACTCCGCCTGATACATCTAGTTTTACTTTATTATCAACTGCTACTACTGTATAGCTAGTAGTGATAGCATTAATATCATTTAACACCTTGATACTATCAGCATCTCCAGTAGCAACTTCATGTAAGTTAGTAATAATAGTATGAATCATACTACTTTTGTTTATCTTTGCTGGAGGATTAATTAAGATTGGTAACTCAAATGTTAAAGTACTAATATCAATTATATCATCAACACCACTAGGTATACCACGGTTTGTCCACTGTGTGTTAACAAGTTCAACAACACTTAAACTACTCCAGTCTAGTGGGTTGTTTGTTGTGTGTATGTTGAGACTTGGATTAAACAATACTAGTATTTGTTCTAGCAGTTGCATTTTTTGATCTGTATTACTTGTCCATATGTCAGTTTGCATTCTTAACGTATAAGGTACTGGCATATGACGTTCTACTGTGTATACACTGCCTTGTTTATTTTCGTAACTGTTAGTATTAGTATTGTACTCTTTTTCAATAACAGTCATTTTTTCTTCAAACTGAGGAAACACTCGTTTGTTTACATCCGGTTGTAAGTCAGTGACATAACAACTAATAAAAGGAACAGTGCTTAATGTATTCTCACTATTCTCTCTTTGTATATGTGCCGCCATACGACTAATATCACCATAGCGAACTGGTGTTGTGTGGTATATTGGATCACCTTCTTCAGTGTATCCTTTGACATACTGAAAGCCAGCAAACAATCTAATAAACTGCTGAATATAGCGTCTAAATTGTTTGTCATAAAAGTATGGTACAGCCGTAATGTTACTCATTCGTTATCCTTAAAGCGCCGCTATTCTAGTTTGATAGTCTGCAAAGTCTGCACTTGCTGCTACTAGTGTTTTTAAATCTGCTATACTAATATGATTAGAATCCACATATGCTTTAGTTGCGGCATCTGTGTCTGCTATTGGTGTGCCTAAGTTTGTAATTTTACTTCCACTAGCATTAACTATTCCACTGCCACTATTGGCTGACAAAATAATATCAGTAGTACTAGTAATAGTTGGTGTACCCACAGCCGTTGATGTAATTGAACCAGTAATATTAATATTTCCTGTTCCAGTAATATCATTACCGTTTATATCTAAATCAGTAGCTAGCTCACTTAAATTAGGTGGAGTATATGTAAACACACCCGTTACATTGTTATAAACTAAACTTGGGCTAGCACTAGCACTAGCACTTACTACACTTAATGCTGATAATGTAATGCCGCCAGATCCACTTGAATCGTTTGCTGGCTCCCATTGTGCGCCGTCCCATTTTAAAACTTGACCAACACCTGGAGGTGTAGTACTTGTATCTACATCAGATAAATTGGCAATTCCTTGAACAATTGATAATCCAGTAATAGTTGCGCTGGTAAAGTCGATATTAGTATTTGTAAAATCAACATCTACATTGTTTACAAATTCTACATTGCCAGTAGAGTTACCAAGTACAATGTTACCTGCTTGGTCGCCAATGACAACATTTCCACTAGTTGCTCGCATTGCGATGCCATTACCACCCACTAGTGTTAATACGCTTGCTGCCTCTGATATTGCAGAACCACCGCTTCCGGTAATCTGATTGCCATTTAAATCTAAGTTGCCACCAAGTTGTGGTGATGTATCATCAACTACCTCTGTGCTTAATGTATTTAAACTAATAGTGTTGCCTCCACTAATAGTTAAATCATCACCAACTAATGATAATGTTTGACCGTCACTGTCTACAGCCGCCTCGAGAGTAGTTACTCGACCATCTAAATCGGTGAAGTTACTATCTAACTCTGTATGCGTTAATGCGCTACCTTTTACTAGTCTTTTAGTTATTGCCATGTTTTTTATCCTTACAGCACGTAATCGTCATCCGTATACCCGTCTTCAACATATTCGCTATTAACTTTATTGTCTGGACGTGGCATAATGACATCACTTATTGCTTGCTTCCTATTAAATTCTTCATCGTTTACCATTGACTTGGCATCTTCTGTAATATAATCACTTGCGTTATATGTACGGTCTACCCAAGTCTTGTCAGTTACATTGTCGTAACTTCTGTTCCACTTAGAACCTCTTCTCACAAACATACGGTTCGGACTAAAGTCTGTTCTAATAAAATATTCGCCTTCATTGGCATCTGCTGGAAAAGCACTGCCACTTGCTATTGTTTCGCCATGGTTATATGTATTATCTTGTATTACAACACCACCAGCAGTTGCGTGTTCAAAACCATATAAATGATCTAGTAAACTTGTACCATCCGGATCATCTTGCGCAGCACTTGCTACAATCGCATCACTAACATTAAACTCTGACTTATATGTGCTTATATCGTAATTTACTGTAGCACTATCACTGGCATTGCCAAGTATATCATTAAACTCTTGTGAGTCTGTAAGTGGATTAAGTTTTACTCTCCAAATATGACTATACCAAGTTTGACTAAATCCTTCAGCACCACGGTTGCCGTCTGCTACTACATAATACTTGCTTATAGGTGCTTTATTAGCATCTAATAACAAATCATCACGTAAGTGAGGTAATTCTAGTACATCACCAGGTAATAGTTTTCTTCCAAGTAATTCAACCATATCATTAGTATGGAATGTCATATAAAATTGATCGTTTGCTAAAAACATACCAAATTGTGTTAGGTCAAAATCATTGTCTTGTACATTATATATACCACGCAGATCGTAAATGTCTGGATCGTATTTTCTATCTCTGTTTTCCAAGAATAATAAGTCTTGTATTTTAGTTTCATTAATGAGACTATCTACATTAATGAAATCTCCACTGAGTGGATCCACTTCACGTCCGTCAATATAATTGGGCTGTGATGGATCATTTTGATTGGGCTGTGCAGCTGGGCCTACATACTTGTGTACGTTAACTCCTGTGCCTCCAATCCAAAATTGCTCACGGATCTGGCGATCCATAAAGTGAAAATCGTTAGTTTTAGTTGGTTTATATAATGTTAAACGTGGCATACGTATATTTATGGCTTGACAATGGTTTCTAGATAGTGTATTGTTTATAAGTAACGGCAATATAGTTCAGGAGAATAACATGGCTAAAACATCAACTCGTAAGAAAAAAACAGTACGTGCTACAAGACGCAAATCCGCTTGGGATATGGTTCCTACAAAGGATTGGCATACAGCACAATATCATATTCATTATATGATGGAGTCAAAAGAGTGGTTAAATCAAGTTAAGAATTATATCAAGAAAAACTACGATAAAGAAGTACAAGTAGCTATTAATAAGCTACCGGATTGGAAAGTTGGTGGTAAAAGCCATTGGGCAACAGCCGCATTTATTGAAGAAAATGCTCCAGATAAAATTCATCCTGGCTATGTAGGTAAACTAGATGCGTGGATACAGAGTCTAGCAGAAGAAGGCCGTCAGATTGTTGAGCTTAAAAAGATTGAGTTAACTACGAAAAAAGTAAAGTATGTTCCTACAATTCAGGAAAGACTTGAAGAAGCAACCATTGATAAAATGGAAGAACTTGATCAGTGGGAAGATGATTGGATTCGTGATCCTAAAAAGAATCCACTTAAAGACAAACAACCTCTAAAATTATTCCGTAAGCTAGAAGTTAATCTAGGACATGCTCGCTTTATTCAGCAGTTTTATGAAGGTGCGTATCAAGAGCTAGAAGAACTTATTAACTTACCTGCTCCTAAAAAACAAGACGATATGCAACAGCAACTTGCTGAAGGATACAGTCACTTGAGTACAAAAGAAAAGAAAGAGCTACATGGTTTTTACCAACGTATTTTCCAAGCACTTGAAATACTACGTGCTGAAAAGAAACAAACAAGATCTGTTCGTAAGCCAAAGCAAAAAAGTGCTGTTGACTTAGTTAAGAAGATGAAGTTTAAGTCAAGTGACCCAGACTACGGTATTAGCAGTATTCCTCCACAAGACATCATTGGTGCTAGTGCGCTAGTTGTGTTTAATACTAAAACACGTAAACTTGGTATCTACTATGCGCAACACGAAGCTACACTACAAGTTAAAGGTACTACACTTCAGTTCTTTGATGAGAAGACAAGCCGACAAAAAACAGTACGTAAGCCAAATGAAATATTGCCACAGTGGAAAAAGGTAACACATCATAAACTTAAAACACAGTTCGGATATCTGAAAACTACTGATATTAAAATGAACGGTAGGATTAATGAAGATACTATTTTACTAAAAGCCTTCAAATAGTATAAATACTTATATGGCAAAACGTGATGAATTAATTAAAGAAATCGAACTTCGCTTAGGCGGACAAATGGTAGACGTAGAGCTCGACCCAGAGCACTACGATCTTTCCATTCGTAAGGCATTAGAAAAATATAGACAGCGTAGTGAAAACGCTGTCGAAGAAAGCTTCATTACATTAGACTTAGTAATTGATGTTGCTGACTATACTTTACCTGATGAAGTTATAGACGTTTATACCATTTACAGACGAGCAAGTGGCACACTTAATGGTAGTGGTGGTGCTGATATGGAACCATTTGAAGCAGCATATTTAAACAACTATTTGTTACACGGCGGTAGAGCTGGTGGACTAGCAACGTTTGATGCTTTATCACAACATCGTGAAACACTTGGTCGTATTTTTGGTAAAGAGTTATTGTTTACTTGGAATACTGTTAGTAAAAAAATAACAATTCATCGCAGAACGAAAGCCGCTGATACTGTATACTTACACACTTATAAACAGCGTAGTGAAGAAGAACTACTAAGTGATACATATGCCATGCCATGGATTAAAGAATTGGCACTAGCATATAGTAAACTAATGTTAGCAGAAGCTCGTGGTAAGTTTAATACTATTGCTGGCCCACAAGGTGGTACTAGTCTTAATGCTGATGCATTACGTAGTGATGCACAAATGGCAATCGACAAACTAGATGATGAACTTAAAACTTATACTGATGGCCAAGCTGGCTTAGGTATAATTATCGGTTGACAACTACAACTAGGTTTGCTATTATACAAACATGAAATTAAAATTACTAGTAATAGGTCATGGACGCCATGGCAAAGATACTGTCTGTGAGATACTCAGAGACACGTATGGATACACATTTGAAAGTAGCAGTA